TGTGACCATATGGAGGAAGCCATTGCCGGAAGCACTCCTAGAAAACGATCTCATTACAGACATAGTAAAAACAATACCAACCCTAGAATAAAATGGATATAAAACAAGAAAACATCGAGCGCATACAAACGCGCATAGATATGATACGCCAAGAGTCACGCGCTCTTTCCTACCGCATTGAGAGAATGACGGAGCAACGCAAAGACCTGACCCAGGAGAAGAACGATTTGAAGGACAGACTGGAGGCCGTCAATGCGATACCAGCCAAAGAACTTATTGAGGGAACCAACGATGCCCTTGCCAACCTAAGCATTAGAATATAATCCAATGCAAGACAAGGATAAGTATTCTGATGTATGGTCAGCAATGACCATTAGGAATAAGTTTGAGAGATGGAACGAAGATTTTGTTGACATCAAAGACATGGGTCCTACAGAATTATGCAGATATTACTTCTCCACCAAAAAAATAATAAAAGAAAACCCAGTTATAAAAATGAATAAAATAGAAGTTAGCACCACAGAGATTGACCCGCACACAGAAGTGTTTGCCCTAGACGTAGACGATGTATCACTACAGCGTTTGCAGTATGGAGAAGTTGGCATCCCACATCCCTATGTTAAGGTGGCTGATATCACCAGAGCATTGCAACAAAGGGCTCCACGTTGCGACAGCGATCTCTTAGATTTAATAGATAACAAAGGCTACACCTACTGCTTCTTTGCAGCTAAGGGAGAGGTCACAGATAACGAGCACAGATGCGTTGCCATATATGCTCCTAATGGTCAGCAACTTACAGGAGTTGCAGAAGGATTTGAAACTGTCAGAGAAGCTCTCGGCTACGTCCTAGACATGGAGGAGCAAGGGTAGTATGGAGGACCTGGGAGAAGCACTAATCATGGATGGCTTCGACGATTGCATCGCAGGGGTCGTAGAACGTATTGGTCAGCCGCCTATCATCTGCTATGACAGAGACAAGGTTCTGGATAAGTTGATGGGCCAGGACATGGATTACGAAGAGGCTGTAGAGTATTTTGAATACAACCAACAGGGAGCTTGGATGGGAGAAGGAACCCCATGCTTCATCCGTCAGATAGAAACTGAACCCTTTGACCCTAGTCTTAATTGAAAGTAGCAAAGCCATACAACTCAGGTCAATGGACTAAGGCTCGATACAGGAGCTTTATTATGTCAGCACTACGTCGTGCTCAATGGCCTGTTAAGTATGAAGCTATCCGCTCTGCCTTTGTCCGTGATGGTGTAAACCCCGCAACGGGGCGCAAGTGTAAGTTGCACAAGTGCTCTGATTGCGGGGAACTATTCCCAGCCAAGGACATGAGAGCAGATCACATTGACCCCATCGTCCCGGTCACTGGCTTTGACAACTGGGACTCACTCATAGCCAGATTGTTCTGCGAACTCGATGGCTTCCAGGCTGTATGTGTGGAGTGTCACGCTGTCAAGACCAAGGCAGAGAATGCAGAGCGAAAGAAAAACAAAGAAAAAGCTTGATTACTTATTCACACCCCTTCAACATCAACCCATCATTAACCAATAACATTATGTCAAGAACAAAACCAAGATCAACGGGGTCATCGAACCCTGCCACCAAGTTCCTTCAATGGAACACACAAGCTTCCACATGGGAGTTTTACGATAAAGAAGCCCAAGAGTCTAAAACACTACCACAAGACACGGGTTTCATTATCCTCGATCAACTCAACACCGCCAAGGGTTGGGACGATAGGAAGAACAGTGCAATCTGGGCTAACGAAGTGTATACCGTAGGAGATAAACTTACTCTCCGCAACAAGGATGGTATCGTTGCTTCCGGCATCTGGTCTGAGGTAAAGAGTGTTCACGGTGTTAAGTTCACCAAGTCTGTCTACGCTATGGCCAAGGTTGGCGAGGGTTACGAGCTTGTTAACTTTCAGCTCAAGGGCTGCGCCCTTACAGCATGGATTGACTTCCAAGACAAGGCAGGTGGCTCCAGCCAACTAGAAGGAGACATCGTAGTAGCAGTTACCGAGGCAGTCGAAGACCGCAAGGGTGCTGTAACCTTCAACAAGCCAGTCTTCAACATTGTATCCAGCACACTGTCCAATGAAGCTGCACTCCAGGCAGACAAGATGGATGGCACACTACAAGAATACTTGTCCTCCTACCTCAAGGTAGAGAAGCCCCCAGAGGACAAGGAAGAGGAAGAGAGTGAGCCAGAAGTAGTTTACTCAGAGCCAGCCGTTGTCGCCGACCCCTTCTAGGCATACCTGATAGCCCTTCCCCTTCGGGGGTGGGGCTTTCTTATATTAACGCACAAGATATAATATGTTTCCCAAAGACGCAAAAGAACGAAAGACCTACCCCGTAGCAACCTTCACTAAGGACTACTTCCCCCACGCCTTGATTGCTTTAGCACACCACAGCTACATAGCCCAACAGCAACACGGCACACCCACCAATGGCAAGCCAATGCAATGGCACAAGGATAAGTCTGTTGGAGACGAGAACCAACTCATGAGACACTTCATGGAGGGTGACCGAGTTAGCACAGCCTGGAGAGCCTTAGAGCTACTTGAACGCGAGGAACTACTTAAACTTGAACTAACTAAATCATAGCATGAAAGAACTAGACTACATAGATCACTTCCGCATCATCATGAAACCCCGCAGACATTTCTTGGACCAGATAGTTAAAGCACTAGAGCCAATGAATGAATTGGAAGGAAAGGAAGAGGAGAGAGAAGCCATCATACAGAGTGCTGAAAACATCCTCCAAGAAATCCACGACAAGTATACTCAAGACCAGCACCTAGTGATGGCCAAGTTTTATTCTGAAGCTAAACAAACCGTTGGACGCGGCATCCTTTCTGGACTAATTAAAGAGTAATGGAACAACCTCACAACTTAGAAGCAGAAGAGGCTTTGCTAGCCTGCTGTCTACTGAACAATGCGTCTTACGACAGCATCAGCACCATCGTCAACGAAGACGATTTCTACCGTAGTGCTAATAAGATTTTGTTCGGTGCTATATCTAAGTTGTGTGCAACCGGTGATGAGTTCTCTGAGATTGACCTAGACGAACTACTCAAGCGTGAGGGGACAGACAAGGAGGTAGGTGGACTGGGTGCTATAATGCACATACAAAGACAGGTGAGTAGTTCTATGCAGATAGTGAGCTTCGCCAAGATTGTAAAAGAGAAGTCTAAGTTGCGTCAGATTATTCGCACATCACGCATCGCGATTGAAGCAGCTACAGAGAACCAAGACCCAGACGTAATCATTGCTGACATCGAGAGATCCGTTACCGCTACCCTGGACAACGCCTCCACTAAAGACCCCTCGATCAGAGCAGCGGCTGAGTCCTTACGTGAAGACTTCAAGAGGATGGCTGAGGGAACCTACGATACCTTCGCTCTACCAACTAGGATCAAACAACTAGACGATAAGCTGAGTGCTGGTGGTATAGCCAACGGAGAGGTAATGGTTGTTGCTGCTCCTACCTCCTGCGGCAAGACCTGCATAGCCTTGAACGTAGCCTTGCAGAATGGCGTAACCCACAACAAGCCTGGTCTATACTTCTCCTTTGAGATGCAAGCTAAGAGCTTAGCAAAGCGCATGATACAGACCTGCTCTGCCGTGAACCTCAACCAGTTCCAAGAGGGTGTGCTGTCCCCAGAGAAACAGAAGCGGGTGTGGGATGCTACTGAGAGAGTAGAGAACGCCCCTATCTTTACAGAGCACTACGTTAGAAACATAGACGAACTGCGTTCACGTGCTCGTATGTATAAGCGTAAACATAACATCGAATGGATTGTCATCGACTACCTACAGTTAGTTCCTTGGAACACTAAGCTAAAGAAGCACGACGGCATCGCAGAGGTTAGCCACCAGATCAAGCTCATGGCTATGGAGTTAGACCTACCAGTAATCCTTCTGGCCCAGGTAAACAGAGAGGGAGCCAAGCGTGAGACAGGCATTACGCTATACGACTTGAAAGATTCCGGGGACATCGAGAACGACGCAGACATTATTCTCTTGCTATGGCCCAATGGTTCAGACACAAAGGAAGCTACAGTCCACAACGATCCCGTCCACGGCACACATATTTGCATCAAATACAATATAGCAAAGCAACGTGAAGGTGAGCGAGATCAGTATGGCAAGTTCGTCTTCCAAAACAGCATAGGCAGATTTAGTTAACCCATCCTACTAACTATTATAAATATGACACAAGAACACCTAACTCAGCAGCAAGCATACAACCTTTACTTAGAAGGTTTTTCTTACCACCAGATAGCCGAAGACTTTGAGACAACCGCAGAAGCTGTGCGCTCCAAGATCAGGCGATACAAAGCTACTGTCCCTGCTGCTCAAGGTAACGAGCGAGTCCTTGTTATATCTGATACTCACTGCCCAGCCATGCACCACGGCTACATTGATTTCCTAATCTCCATCTTCCACAAGCACAAGTGTACACGCGTTGTTCACATCGGTGACCTGGTAGACTGGAACGCTATCAGCTTCCACGAGAAAGACCCATCCATGCCCAGTGCAGCAGACGAGTTTGTAGCGGCTTCTAAGCAGGTCAGAGCACTACACAAGGCGTTCCCAGATGTAGACTACCTTATCGGTAATCACTCCGCTCTACCGGAGCGTAAGGCTCAGAGTGTTGGACTACCGCCAGAAGTAATACTTAACTTCAAAACCCTATGGGGACTTGACGGATGGGAGATACACCCTAGGTTTACCGATCTATTGATTGACAATGTTATATACAGACACGGAGACAAAGAAAAGGGAGGACAGATGTCAGCCCTAAAGAACGCTCAGGCTCAGTTCAAGTCTCTAGTTATGGGTCACCTCCACGCACAGGCTGGTATCAACTACCACGCCAACCAAGACGGTGTTGTCTTCGGTATGAACGTAGGCTGTGGTGTAGACCATACTCACCCTGCCATGAACTACGGACGTATATATGCTGCTCGACCAGTGCTGGGCTGCGGTGTTGTCTACTCTCCTAAGCTTGCTTTCTTTGAACCAATGTTTATCTAACTATGACCTACGAACACAAAATACAAATGGACAATATCTATGGTGACACAACTGATGTTACTGTAGAGTTTGAAGCTGATAAGCCTGGAGGCAGAAACCCAGACATAAAAGGTATATACTACCTTGAGTCTGACGAACCACTAGACAGCGAGGACATTGTATATCTGTTCGAGTGGCTAGAGCGAGACGCTGATCAATGGAAACTAATCTCACACAACATAACATAAATGCAGACAACCAATACCCGATC